CCTTGCCTTTCGTTTTTGTTATGGTAAACGAATTACTCTTAATTTAACGTCTGCACTACCCTCAAATAAGACTCTGCCTTTATGGGCACCAGTCATTTGTTTAAATCTTGCTCCATCTAAACAAATCCATTTAACTTCCGACTTTTCAAGTTCGATTGTTAAATCGGATAAATTACCCCATACAGGGTCATTTCCCGCTACAATTGTAACCTCTTCTGCATTAGAAGAATCGGTATTTGTAATTTCAATTGCATATTTACCGTCTTTTTCAATCATTTCAAAGTATCCACCATCTGTTGCATGTAATGCTGTGGCTTCAACATCATCAACAAATGTGTTTCTTTGTTTAATATCAATAGGTGTTATTTTTGCTATTGCCATATTCTATCTTTCTCCCTTCCTATGCTGGATATGTGGAAGTCCACGTTAACTCGGTAACAATGATTTCCTTTGGATAAACGATACCAGCATCAAATAAACTAAAGCCTTTAACCGCATCTTTAAACCCTTTTTCAATTTCATATGCTTTGTGAACTGTTAGTGGGTCAAAGAAGGCAACACTTTCAGTTGTTCGTAAAAAACAATATTCTGTTGGTGTACCATTAACGTCCACAATCGCATTGTTAGTCTTAACAATTAAAATATCATTGTATCGTCCACAACGTCTACCAGCAATCATTGCACTATTATCTGTATCTAAATCTCGATATGCTTTCTTAATAACGCTCCATACTTTTGGAGTACATTCAAAAACCAATTTAACATTATCGCCAATATCTCGTTCATTCAACTTAACAACCATATCATCTAAAAAGTCTAATACATAAACTTCGTTATTTGATGTTTTACCACTTGCGTTTGTTGACAACGTTTCAGTAGGTACTAATTTAATTGCTGAAGAATAATCGGGATGTCTTAAAGGTTCAAAACCAGCCATCACTTTTGCAATGTATCGGTCTTGTTCGTTTGCTAACGCTTTTCCTTGTTTAACTCTAAACTTACCCATTAAACCTTTGTCTTCACTTTGTTCTTCATCAATATTCCCAATGCCATAGTTCCATACTGCAATTTGGTTAACTTGCATTAAGATTTCACTTCCTTCTACTTCTTCAGCATCAGGAATCCCATTATGAATTACTTGTTTACCAGTGCCAGCAACATTACCAGTACCCACTTGATTTGCCGAGTATGTTCCATCTTTTTCAAGTCTATAAATTGTTGGTGTGCCAGCAACCTTTAATGTAATACTGTCACCCTTTTTCTTAATTGCCCCCTCATATTCTCTTGTACAATTTGCACCAAATACAAGGTTTTTATCTCTTTCTTCGAGTAATTTTGCTATTTCTACTCGTGGTATAAATGTTTCATATGCCATTTATCATCATTCCTTTCCTTTTCATTTTTTCTTTCGTAGGTATGCCAATGATGCATCAACCTTTGTCATATTTTTTCTTATTTCTTCGATCGACATCTTTTCAATTTGTTCCCTTGAATAAAAAGTGTTTTCTTCACTTGTTTTTCCTTCCACACCACCAGGACTTGATTTTAATTTTGCCATTCTTTTTTCAAACAATTCATTTGCTTTTTTTTCAACTAGTTTGTCAAAATTGGCTCGGTCTTGTTTGTATGTCAGATAATTACCATAAATCTTTGCAAGTGGAGTGGTTTTTCCTAATTCACCTTTGTGATATTTTTCCGCATATTCTAAAAAATCTGTATCTTTAAAAATTTCATCAAAGGTAGGAGCATCGGGATATTTATCATAAAAATCTTTGCTATCTTTAGCCACCCATTCTTCTTCACTCATTGGTTGTGATTTTTCAACTTGCAACTTTTTAAACTTTCTAAAATCAGCCAATGAATTAGGGTCTAAATTTTTTTCTTCCATTTCTACTTGAATTAGATAGTATTCTACATCTTCATCAGTTTCTAATGCTTCGTTAGTATAAGGATTAACACCTTTTAATGCCTTTCTAATACCATTTAATTCTGCTTTTCTTGCTATCGCTCTTTGCTCTTGCTCTCGTCTTTCTTTTTCTCTACGCCTTTGAGCAAATTCAGCATTTCGCCTTTTCTCTTCTTCTACGTTGGTATTTTTTGTTTCATCTTCAGTCTTTTTTTCTGTGCCTTCACTAAATTCTGTTTCAGTTTCTTCGACTTCTTCAGATTGGTATTCAGTGGAAGTCTCTTCAATCTTTTCTTCGTTTTGTCTTTCATTGACTACCTCATTCTTAATTTCGGTACTTTCAATTTCTTTTTCCATTCTCTTTTTTCCTTTCTATTTTTACGCTATTAAGTGCGATATTTAGGATTTTTACGCTTTTCCTATGCGATTTGTTTAATTAAATTTATGTATCATTTTTACGCTTTTGATTTGCGATTTGTTGACTTTTATATTATTTTTTTAGTTTTGGTGGTAAATCACAATTTATAGAGGGAGTAGGAGGAGGACTCCCTCTATTTTTGAAAGGAGGTAAATTATACGTTTTTTACAATAATACTAAGTTTGTTGTGCTAATGGCTTTTGTTTGTTTGCCATTGCATAGGTTTTTATCTGTTTCATCATCGCATTCAACAATGCATCTTTTCGCCTAATCACTTCTTCACGCTCTTTTGCCTCTTCATTCAATCCTTCGATTGTCTGTGCTTGCTCTTGTAATTGCATCATTGCTTGAACCAACTCTTCTTGCTTGCGTAAGAATGTGACTTCCTTATATTTATCTCTCATCGCTTTCATACTCTCTGGCAAGAGTTCCATATATGTATCTGTGTCAATTTGCCCCATTTGTAGTAATTGGCTAACTATCTCCATCTGCATACTTTCGTTAAATTGTGAGCCTTGATTTGCCTCTACTACTACACTAAATGAATAATCTTGATAATCTCCACCATTGAATACTCCTACACCATCTGTTACTAATCTGCCCTCATTTTGTAATATATCTAATCTTTCACTGCTTGAATATTCGTAAGTATATTTCTTGTTTTCAAAATATAACTTATAAAACATTTCAAGTATTTTGCCTTCTCGTTCTTTGTGTTGCCAAAATCTTTTTCGTTGCATTTCAATAGGTTTCATTGATTGTTCTTGTAATAAGCGAATTGCTATACCACTTAAATTCTTGCCTAGCATTTCGCCTGTAATCACTTCGGTTGAATTGGTAAGTATTCTCGTTAATTCAATTAAAGCGGGTGCGAACTCTAATGCTTGTGCTGTAAATGGTTGTGCTGGTACCACTTTAAATATTTGGTCAATAGGCAAATTAGATTGATTAAATATTACTTGAGCGGGTTCGTTATTTAATCGTTGGTCACCTAACGCTTGCTTATTAGCAACTATTTTTGGTGCCCCTAGTTGAATTAAATTCAACGCCCCCATCGCTACACAAATATTAATAATGTTTTGTGTCACTGCCAAGTCTTGAATTTCACTTAAACCAAAAATTGAGTTTTTACTAGGGTCTAATGAACATATTTCTATCGGATAATAAGTGGCCATGTAATAGTCTTCTCTATTCCAATTATCTTTTTCCACTTTTTCGTCTGGTGTAGATGCAACTTTGCCATCTTCTATGTCTTCGTATTCAACCCCATCATTAGTTGTTTTCTTAACCTTTTTTTTGTCCATTTTGCGTTTTATAATAGGATTCAGCGGAGTATTTTCGCATATTTGAATTGTTTTTGTTGATTTCTTAAAAAACACTTCCCCATCTTGTTTAAAATATCTCACTATTATTGTACATAAATCACTATCGTTCATTTCCGTTTTATCGCTATATTCTGTTTCTAAATCATCAGCCACGATAAACTCTTTTAACGACTCATCATCACACATTTCTTTCACTTTGGATACTTCTTCACGTAATACCAATTGAATCCATTTTTGTTTTTGAATATCTTTTTCTGTTGGGTCGGCTACTTCAAAACTTAATGGGTCTATTATTTGACACTTTAAATCCCCTTCATAATGCCCTTTTCTTCCTCGTTCTTCATCACTCCAATAGTAATGTTTAATAGCAATTCCATCTTTCCTATCATTTAAGATAAAATCATAGTCTATTGCTTCCATCCCCATTCGTTTACTTTGATATTTTGCAAATCGAGTAAACTCATCGGCTCGTTGTTTGCTTTCTGGGTCATTACCTTCAGGAATAAATCTAAGTTCCACATTTCCGCTTGCAATATTCGATACCTTGTTATTTACTATCATTTTCGTAAATGGCATTGTTGGTCTAGGCATTTTCTCGGTTGACTTACCTACCTTGTTCCAATGTCTGCCCTCATATAAATCATTCCATTTAGGTATGTTTGTTGTAAGTTGTTTAGTTGCTAAATAACCTCGCCAATTTTCGTGGTCTTTCCATACCCTACTCGCTTCTTCCATTCTCTTTTCTATTAAGGTCATCTCATCACCTACTTGTTAAAATCCCAATAATCTCGTAGTTCTTGTTCTAATTGCTCTTGTTTCTGTGCGTTGGCTTTATATGTTTCCATTAATTCTTTTAAATTCTTATTTGCCTCTTCTAATAATTTCATACCATTATTAAAATCATCTAATTTAGATTCCAATGTGTCTAGTCGCTTTTTAATACCTCTTACTTTGTTTTCTTTTTTTAAATCTAAAATGTCTTTTTTTAAAACATCTATCGTTGATTCTGCTTTGTGTACTCGTTTAAACAAGTTTAATCTAGCCATATACTTTCCTCCTCACTTTCATCATTATTAAAATTATCAAAAAAGCCAAATGGATTTTTTTCTTTTTCTAATGTTTCACTTGGCCTAAACGTTTGTTGGTTTCTAATGTAATACGCTATTGCTAATGCAATTATCGTATCATCGTTTTTACCTTCAATTGCCTCTTCCTTTCCGTTTGTGTTTTTAACAAAGGTTAAGGCTTCATTTAAGGTAACTCTATCGTTAATTAAATGTATATTATCTCGCATTATTTCAACCAAATTGGCTAATATAATCGGTCTTGTTAATTTTGTTGTTTTAAAACCGAATGCTTGGTTAAATCTGTGCGTATAAGTATCCTCTACTTCTCTCACATAAAATTTAGGATATTGCAATCTCTCTAATTCTTTTTGTGGGAAGGTTGAAAAGTTGGTTTCTATTCCTAATAATGCAAAATTGTAATACTGGCCTAAACAATACATCTGTCTTGCGTATAAATCTTCATCGTATTGATGTCTTAATATTGCCACTTGTTTTCCGCTTGTATTATCCAACACTTGTCCTATAAAATAGTCGCTACCTTCCCCAGCTGTATCCCCACCTATTACGTAAGGATATTGTGGTTTAACATCTTCAAAAATTGATATACAACCTTTTGGGTCATCTTCCCATCTGATGTTGTAAATTGCTAAGCCGTTATAATCATACTTAAACTGTCCTCGCTTGATTGGTGGTTCTATTTCCTTCAATCGTTGATTTATCTTTTCACTATTAAAGACACATCTTCCCGTTGATACAAACGCCTCTTCTGGTGTTGATGGATATTCTTGATGGAAGGTGTCAATATTTCCTTGACAGTTATTCGCTATACACCATCTTCGCCATTGTAGTTGATCGTTGTCTAAATTGAACTTCGCTTTTAATTCTTCTTCTTCTTGTGTTAATT